GGATATAAAAAACTCCGAAAGTATACGACTTTTGCGTCGGAGGGATGACAGACTAGCATCCCAGTGCTGCTCGGACAGTGGCACAAAACGGCTGTGAGGTACACAGCTGGTCTAGGCCCCAAGTGGGTAACTAGGAGGTAAACCATGTCCAGGAAGCTGGAACTGGGTCCTCCTATCCGAGGACCCATCGCAAAAGCCCTCAAGGCTATGGAACTTGACGTGGTAGACTTGGACACTGTTCCAAGTGTTAAACGTCACTTTACCCGCATTGCGGGTAGGGCTAGGTCCACGAAGATTATCCTTGACCAGGAACTTCGTGAAAGAGCAGACCGAATCCTACATAGCATGGACGAACAGCTGGAAGGTCTCACTCCTTCCGAGCGCAAGGTACACCTTGCCATGGCTGGTTTCGTTGAAGAGGACTTCCAGATGTGCAAGGATGTCGTGGCGAACCCATGGAAGTGGGAACGCTCTATTCCAAAGGTGGACATGCTTTACGAAGCTTTGTCTGCCTACGGAACACGCACACCTTTCTCCCCAGACGACGAGGCTTACACCTTGGCGTTGAAGGAGGTCGAACTCGCGTTCGGCAGGAGGCATGGTGAGAGTGCCTTAGGGACAAACGTCTTGGTAGAGGGAGGCATCCCTTTCCGTGGCGACAAGAGCTCCGGTTTTCCTCTGATGCGTAAAAAAGACGCAGACGAGGCCCGGGCGATCGCCGAGGCTAAGCGGCTACTTCGTGGTAGCAAGCGGCCTGCTCCAGCTATTGCTGGTGTGAGGATACAGCAGAAACCGAATGGGTCTAAGACTCGTCTGGTTTTTATGTACCCGATGGAGATGACACTCCTTGAGGGTATGTTCGCTCCTCAGGTGATCGATAGGGTCAAAGAGCGTGTGTCGCAAGTCACATACGCAGAGGGTCCCGAAGATATCGGTCGCATGATAAACACGGTCCGCCATGCTCGGTGGATTGTGGAGACGGACTTCTCCGGCTTCGACAGCAGCATAGGCAGTAGACTCATTCGAGACTGCTTCCACGTGCTAGAAGGACTCTTCGATCTTTCAGGCGAAAATAGGGTTGCCTGGGACCGGATGGTTGAGTACTTCGACAGGACTCCAATCCTTATGCCAAATGGTACAGTGTACCTGGCAGAAGGTGGTGTACCCAGCGGCAGCTGGTTCACCAACATCATCGACAGTATGGTCAATTACTTATCGGTGAAGTATGCGGAGTTTCGTCTTAGCCTAAGGCCTTTCGAGGTCGCAGTCTTAGGAGACGACGCGCTACTAGGCTCTGAAACACGAGTCGACCTAGCGGACTTGAGCTCAGTCGCGGCAGAGCTCGGGCTGAACATGTCAGCTGAGAAGAGCAGGAACGTGGACAACTCGTTTGGCCCACGTCCTGTCGACCTTCTAGGTAGGCCCTACTACCTTGGTCACTTCTGGTACGGTAACACGTGGCTTCGGCCTCTCCATGTTACCTTGGCGCGCTTGATTTATCACGAGCGCTATGTGGATATGGATGCTGAAATCCTACGCCGCACTAGACTTCTCAGTCATGGGATGGATAATCAGATGGCTAGTACTCTTGTACTGCGACTTGCCACTGACGATCCATTAGCCGACTTCTCCGGCATGGACTTGCAGCGATGTGAAATCGTTACGGTCCTTGCTGCGGATGGCTTGCTGGATGGCTCCAACCTTCCAGTGGTCACGGGGTACCAGGAACTTCTTAGTTCTATGGGCTTCGAGGTCAGCTTCCAGCCGACCTACGTATCGTGGACGAGGAACATGGTTGTTGGGTTTCCCTACCCAGCATCTGTCTAAACCACGGTTCAATCCTAGCGTCCCTCCTACCAGAGAAGACACCAAAGGCCGGGAAAGGAGGTGGAATAAGCAAGAGAATAACATCGTAAAGAAGCAAGAAATAAGGTTGGAGATTGCAAGAGATAAGG